AGACAGAGTAAAAGACTTACTCAAAGCAAGACACTACATAGAACTAGAATTAGAAATGGTTTATGGTGTAGATCCCGAAGGCAACGCCTACGACTAATTAGACATAGTTATCTTTTGCATATAGTTACCAACCTTTTGCATATTCTCTTTTGCAATATGCTCTCTTTGTTTTCTATATCTCTCTGTTGCCCTGATAGTCTTGTGGCCCATTAACTCTTTTACATCTTCTAGCTTCATAGTCTCGCCAGCCATAGTGCCGTAGTTATGTCTAAGATCATGCAAGGTTACATCTGGACAACCAGCAGCCTTTCTTATTTTGTTCCACATGTGCCAAGGATACTTGACACCAAGTATGGTTTCATTGTCTGTATCGCATGAGTTAATGATAGCCATAGCTTGATTGTTGAGGTGTATCACTCTTGGTTTGCCTTGATAGTCTGTCTTATGGTTCTTTAGTATTAGCTTGTTACCATCTAGGTCAGACCACTTGGCTGATCCTATCTCGCTTTTGCACCTGCCACCAGTTAGCATACATAACCTTATGTACTTAATTGCTTTTATGTTTTTGGGGTTAGACTGTGCTTCTATAATGTTTAACTGTTTGTTGATCTGTGCAAACTCAACGTCAGTTAATGGTCGGTTTCTTTCAAACTCTGGGTTCTTCTTTACATACTTGGCTGGATTGTATTGCACCAAGGACAGTCTGATTGCGTGTTCAAATACAGAACTAATTAAACCAACAACTCTGTTAGCTTGATACTTACCGCGCTGGCTTACTTTAATATGCAACCTAGTAATGTCTCCCGTTTCTATATCAACTAACTTCATGTTACCAATGCTAGAGGCCACATCTCTTGTCCAAGACGCTCTGGTGTCTCCCATTATCTTGCCGTCTTTAAGATAGACACACTTACGTTTACTGTCTAACAGCTCTTGCAGTTTATATTCAAATGCTTGGTTAAGTGTTTCTGCTTTTTTCTTTTCCAAGGGATCAATGCCTTGTACTACATCACCAAGTATTTGTTGTGCTTTGTTTCTAGCTACATTGATTGGTATATCTATAGAACCAATCGTTGCTTCTCTCCGCTTACCATTGATGCGATAAATAACTCTGTATGTTTTGTTTGTTATTAATAAATTATTTACCTTGGTATCTCTTTTGTATCTCGCCATACTTCCCACCTCCATGAGTCGCCTATTTGTCGCGTTTTTTTATAAAATGTTTGTGAACATTTATTACCTATTAGTAAGATTATAGTTTAAGTTTTGCAAGAAAAACAAGGGAAACAAACAAATAAAGTATTGTGCGTTATTGTTTGGTATTAGGTGAAACTATGTTGCGCTACCAGGCTGCGCTACTCCCCGACACGGTAAAAAACAGCGCAAAACAGCCAAATAATATAATTGCTTATTAGCTAGTCGCGTATTTGTCGCGTGGTTAATATAGGAGTTTACTGATTAAGTAAATAAATTATTGTTGGTTTAATAATTGATCTTCTATTAATGGCACAGCTGGTTGAACTGCTACAGCAGAAGCAGGAACTCCGCTTGGTAACGACTCTGGTAAAAAGTTTAAGAATTTTCTTAAAAACTCTTTTTGTGATTCTCTGTTACCAGTATTTGCCTTTTTAATTAAATCTTTATTAAATGGTTTTGCTAAGAATTTATTTAAACCATACATCATACCTAAACCAGCAAATGCACCAACACCACCGCTTGCGCTTGCTCCAGTCATTCCAACTACAGCGCTTGGGCCTAATGAACTTGCAGCTCTTAACATTCCTGATCTTTGTATAAATTGATTTACCTCTGGAAGTACCTCTGGAAACTCTTTTAATGCTCCTAATAAATTAGATAAGTCATCTATGTTTGTATGTTTATAAGTTTTTAATAATTCTTTAGTGGCTTCATATTGCATACTTTGTGGATTAGATAAGCCTAGCTCATCGTATAGTTTTATAAAATCTCTTTTATCTGATTTTATATATTTACCAAAAACGTCATCTAAATAATTTGCAGCTAAATCATTTATTTGTTTATCGCCAACTAAAGTTCTAAGCTCTCTTACTGCCTCTGGACTTTTATTTTTACCAAATGTTTTACTATACAAGTCTTCAATTCTAGCTGTTGGAGGTCTGCCAATACCAGGTCTTAGAGATCCTCTTCCTAATGCTTTTTGAAATTCTTTACCAGTTTTGTTTTCAACTTTTTGCATATAGTTTTTAAACATCTTGTCGCCAGCTAAATATAAACGACCAGCTTCATCATTTGGATTTCTAAGTTGTTTTTTCATTGTATCAAGCAAAGCATTTGCTGTTCTAAAAGCATAATTATTTGGTATAGCAGCTTTTGCTGGATCATATTTTTTAGATAAATCAGATATGCGTGTGTCTAATGCTTTAACATCATTAAATTTTATTTTGTTACCTTTGTTTAGTTTTAACTCATCAAGCAAATCTATTATTTCTTTTGGTGAGTCTGTAAACTTGCTCGGAGAAGTAACTCTGTTTGCTGTAGTTGCTAAAGGTGTCATATCAAAAAATGCACCTTTGCCTTTACTTACTGAGTCTGCTTTTTTATAAACTGTTGTGTAAGACTTTCTCCAAGTATTAAAATTTTCTAAACCAACTTGTTTAATTAAATCTGATCTTTCAGATTCAGTTAATGGTTTTAGTTTTGCAGATGGAGATATTCTTTTATCTAATGCTTTATTAACTTGTTCAAATACATTTGCTAGTTGTGCTTGTCCAGGTTTACCCGCTAAAGGCATACGACTTGATAAATCGTAAGCGCCTCTTACAAATGGTGATGAGCTTGCTTGACCGAGAGATAGTTCAATACCCTCTCTTCCAAGTAATTCAGCTTTTTTAGCTGCATCATCTGTAATACCAAGAGCTTTTTCTGTTAAACCAACCCTTTGACTTGTGCTTGGTACTGCTCCAGCTAGTTTATTAGCGCCTGTGTTTATTACATTTTTACCACCAATAATACTATTTCTAATTGCTGATGAAAAGCCTTTACCGATACCAGGTGCTACTCCTGTTAAACAAGCATCAAGTGTTGCTGTTATAGCTGCATCTTTAGCTCTTTGTCCAGCTGAAGGAGATGGCATGTTTGGAGATACTATATCTCCTATTAAATCTGATAGTAGTGAACCGCCACCAGATCCAAAACCTGCACCAGCGGCAATACCAGGCAATCCACCAGGAATACCTGCAATAGCTCCACCTATACCTCCAGCAACTTCTAATACTGGTTCTACAAAACCAGGTAATCTTCCAGGATATTCGTTTGCGCCAATTAAACCAAGTTCAATTCCAGCATCTCTTACTTTTGTGTTGTAAGTTAGTTTGTCAATCTTACCTTCTGCAAGTAATTTCGCACCATCAGCTTTTAATTCTTCAAAAACTTTTTGTGCTTGTTGTTTTTGTTGCAGCTCTTGATAAGTAGCCATTATCAATCACCCTCAGTTGTAAAAAAAGCATTATATTTTCCTTTTGATACCAAGTCTGTGTTTGGTGGTGCAAGAGTAACACTATCATTGCTTAAATTTCCAATAACCGTATTTAAATCTCTAATTAAATATGATGTGCTTTTGTATTCGTTTTGCAGGGTAAGTAACTCTGTTCCTTCAAACATACCACTATTTATATTTTCTTGTATTTCTGCTTTTCCTTGATCTAAAACTCTTTTAATTTCTTGATACTTTTGCATTGCATCAAATTCTGAAATGTAAGTACCCATTGGAAGCAAGGCATCGATTCTTTGGTTTAGATAAACACTAGGTCTGCCAGAATATTGATTTACAAACCTTTCTCTAAGATTTTCATTTAATATGCTTTTAGAGTTAATAGCGCTATTTGTTTCTTTTGCAGGAGTTCCAGCTATAGGCCCTACTACCTTGTTAAATGCGTTATCTATTGTATCTTTGAGGCCAAATGCTTGGTCTATTACTTGTAAACCCTCAGATGGAACATATTGATTATCTATTTCTGTGTTTAATTGTTCTAGTGACTTTATTTGATCTGAGTCGACATCTCGCAACTCAATAATATCTTTTGCTTTCATATCAGCGTTAAGAAATAAGTTTATTTCTTTTTCGCTAAATCCTGTATCCTTTAAACCTTTTATTCTTCTCATTTCTTCTAACCCTGCTGCTTCAGCAGCTAGTTGTTGTTGCTGATATTGAAATGCGGCATTTGGCCCAAATGTTTTAAAAATCTTTTGCATTTCTGGATTCATAGATTCTATAAGTTTTTTATTTTCAGCCTCTTTCTTTTGTGCATCTAACATGGTTTTTCTTTGCATGACACCAGCAGAGGGATCTCTACCTTTTAACACATCACTAAAAGCTAAAAGCATATTACCTATATTTTGTTGCCTATATGGATTTTTTGGTTTTGGTTGCGGAAGATTCATAGAATTTATTTGTTGATTAGTGTTATTAATATCATCAAATAAACCTTTAGTTCCAAATACATCAAAACCAGATGTAGTATCTGGTATGTTTATAATTGGTTTGTAAAATGAATTAGCCATGTTTATCTCCTA